TAGATTCTTTACAATGCTTCTTACTATGCGTAAAAACCATGGTGAAGAGTATACAGTAAAGTATCTCAAACTTACTCAACTTCTTATACAAAAAAGTATAGGAGGTGAGAAGATTAAATCTCTAAGAGAATTAGATCCATCACTTTCTTTTCCTAGAGTATCAAACTCTGGTTTACCTATGTGTATACCATTATCTGATAGACGTGCTATAATGAATAAACAAAAATCTATAATAAGATTTTGGTTAACATTATTTAGCATCTATCGAATAATTAGTATACCTGGTAAACTAAAGTTAAATACTATAACTGATCCATATTCTGGATCAGTCGAATCTCTTGGGCGTGTTTCTGCTGATTTGAAGTTTTTAAGCTTGAAATTAGCGTCTAGATTCCCAAAAGATATAGCGAAAAGAGATATGGGTATATCTCTATTGGAGACTTCGTCTCCGACTCACAGAGTGAGTTGAGCTGGAATCTTCACTGATCCATTTGCGCTTGCGCGTAATGGATTAGGAAGACCTATTATTGAGTACATGAATGAGATGGGTTACGATACTTTATTAAAGTATTGAGTAACTATCTTCAAATATGCACCTTTAATACATAGGGAAAAGAATTTAGTTTCTAAATCTAATCCCAAGGATCCAGTTGGTCAACTTTCTATGAAGTCGGAAGCTGCAGGAAAAATCAGAGTATTTGCAATGGTAGATGTATGGACACAGTCCTTACTTAAACCTTTACATTTAGCTCTTTTTGATTTCCTAAAGTCATTACCAAATGATGGTACTTTTGATCAAACTGCATCTTGACAAAGATGTATAGTTAAAGCAAAAGCGGCCAATTGTTCATTTGGTTATGACCTTTCTGCAGCTACTGATCGACTTCCTATTGCTCTACAAGTTGCAATTCTTTCCTCTTGAATAGGGGAAAAATGTGCTAACTTATGGAAGACAATATTGGTCGACAGAGATTATCACCTTAAGACCAAAAATGAATCTGGTCTTGATGAGATTGATTTACGTTATTCTGTAGGACAGCCAATGGGAGCTTTAAGCTCCTGGGCTATGCTTGCAGTAACGCATCACTTTATAGTTCAATTAGCATACACGCGTACTTTAGGATTTATTCCTGTTAAGTATACATGGTATGAAAATTATGAATTACTAGGTGATGATATAATCATTTTTGATAAAAATGTAGCTGATGCCTATCTTCTTCTTATGGAAGAATTAGGTGTCCCTATAAATTTATCAAAATCAGTTGTTTCTACAAACCCTACTACAGAGTTTGCAAAAGTAACTACTCATTATGGAGATAATGTCTCTGCTTTATCCTTTAAAATGTTTATTAGTCAAAACACCTTAATTGGAAGAGTAAATATACTGTGAAGTTTAATTCACAAAAATTATTTACCTGCTTCCCATTTAGGGCAATGACTAAAAGACGTTTGTGCAAAAAATCGTTATAAAGATGGTGAAGAAAATTATATTTACTTCCCTCTT